TCTTAAATAATATTGTATCATCATCGGGAAAACTTATATTCGTATTTGTGTCTCCAGTATGAACAATCTTTTCAGCGATTGATACATCACCACCAAATGTAGAAACACCAGATAAGTTTAATTGATTTAATGTTGCACCAGCATCTATTTGTACAGGTGTTTGGAATGTCGAAACTCCGGCGTTGTGAACAAACATACCATTTTGAGCTTCAATGGTAGTGAGGAATTTAGTTCCACCAGTTGGGAAAAATGTTGTAAAACCAGTAACTAAAACATCATCTAAATTTGTTTGACCATCAACATCTAATCCACCAGTGCTTACATCAAGTTGTGTGAATGAAGAAATACCAGTAACATTTAACTGGTCTACATTTGCACCGCCAACTACATCAATACGATTATTAACATCAACAAGAGATGAGAATGTTGATACTCCAGATACATTTAAAGTAGTACTATCTAATTGTCCTGTTACTGTTATACCAATTCCTGATGTTTCAAAACGTTTTAAATTATTCCAATATGCTTCTACCGCACCATTAGGAGAAACAACTAATCCTCTGCTAGTACTGGTAGGATCTAAATAAATTCCTCCTCCAGTTCCACTAACACTTCTAAGATAAAAAGTTCCAGTATTATTATCTAAGTAGGTATTAAAGGAATCATGATAGATTTGTAAATCTCTACCATCACCAAATGTTGCATATCCACTATCACTAAACTCTAAAGAATTTTGACTTCTATCCCATTGAACATTCGCTGAATCACCAACAATAACTACATCATTTTGAAATGTAGAAACACCAGTTACATTTAACTCATCTAAATCAGTCTGTCCATCTATATCGACTCCACCAGTGCTTATATCTAATCCAGTGGCAGTTACAATCCCTGTAACATCTAATCCACCAGCAGTTATTACAGAATCATCGCCAAATGTAGAAACACCAGTTACATTTAACTGATCAAGTGTTAATCCACCTACAATATTTGCACTTCCATTAGCATCTATAGCACCAGCAAATGTAGAAATACCAGATACATTTAAAGTATCAGTTTCAACATGTCCTGTTATATTAACACCTTCTGAAGTAGTGGCAAATTTTTCATTACCATTATAATATAATTTTACATCCTCATTAACAGTAGCTTTAAGATATGCCTCACTATCATCTCCTCTTTTGAGTATGATCGAATCACCACGAATTTTAAGATCACCAGTATCATTTTTTATATGACTATTACCTGAATGCCATATCTCAAGATCATCAGAATTACCAAATTTTAATCTGGCAGCATCAGTAAACTCTAAATCATTTTCAGAAGCATCAAATGTTATATTCTGACCAGCAGCAGCACCCTGAAAAACTACATCAGCATTATTGAATGTAGTAACACCAGCAACTACTAATTCATCTAAATCAGTCTGTCCATCAACATCTAATCCAGCATTAATATCAACAGCAGCATCAAAAGTCGATACTCCTGCCTGAACTGCAATACCACCACCAAATGTGGCAATACCAATAAAGGTAGAAATACCACTAATTTTTAAATCTGTAAATGTATTTGGTGCAACTTTAATAGCTTCTTCAATAGTTGCTGTAGTTGTTGCATCAAGTGATGTAATATTTTGAAGTTCTCTTGCACTACTAATTACTTGTGTAGATCCAATACTAAGTGACTGTACACTGGAAATTCCAGCAACATTCAATCCTCGTAATATATCTACATCTGCATTAACATCAACAGTATTAGAAAACGTAGATATTCCTGTAACTGCTAATTGTCCACCTAAATTTAAATTCTTTCCTACTCCTATACCACCAGCAAAAGTTACAGAACCAGTGGTTACACTTATTGAATTTGTTGTTCCAGAAAATGTTGTTATTCCACTCGCATCTGGTCCACCAGTAAACTGATATCCATAAGCATCCAGAACATCTGACATATAGAATGCTTCTTGGGATAAATCCCATACGAGTAACATTCCATCTTCGTTTTTACGTGCAGTATTAACGTCAGTTAGATTTACTATTCTTGTCGGTGGTGCTGATGCATTGGATAATACACGAATTACATTTTGAGATCCAATTCTATCGTTTATCGTTGGCATTACCTAGTTACTCCTGGTCGTACTAATGCTGTACCCTCAACTGCTTTATAATCTTTTCCAGCATTAACTATTTTGACATCATATACATATCGTCCTGGTTTTAATGTTACGGTTTTTGCTGCCGTCATTGTTATAGAAATGAGTCCTGTTTCAGCATCGGACACTGAAGCTCCAAACGAAACTGCAGTAGAACTGGTATAGGATTTTCTAAGTTGTGCTTCGCACGTGGCTCCAACTAGATACAATGGTTCGTTGGTTCTGGTATCCTCTAGTTGAAAGGAAGTATCAAAATCATAACCCTGTTCAATTGTGATGTTGGATACATATATTGCCATTATTATTCAAGCAAATACTATTATCTTTAGATATTTATATTATTACCCATCGTCAATTTTTTAAGTAAGGATTTAATTTCATTAATATCATCTTTCATCTTATCTAATTCATTTTTTTGCAATTCTTTTTGACGCAAAGAATTGACATATTGATTGTATCCCATAGAATCACAATTAATTATTGCACCACTTTTTTCATCTCTGTATAGATGTGGATGACCCTCTACTTTTATCATCTTACTGCTATACTCCTTAATTCTTTTATTCTTGGTGGATATGCCTGATTTGTACCAGACATTACAATTTTAATTGCGTATCCAACAAACAAGTCTAAATCATCTGCTGTAAACTGATAATCTAAGAATTGATTGTCCAAACTAGCAGGAACAAATGTATCTGGTAAACCACTCTTTAATGATTCATCAACTACCTTAAATCCAGCATCATTAGTAAATGTTACGTTGTCATATCCAGGGAATAATTCAAATTTTTGTTCAACTTCAGAAGAATCTGCTCTTATTAGTGTATAAAGCACTCTGAAGTCTGCAGAAGAATGTCTATAAGCAGATAAAAGAACTTTAAGAGATGTTGCTGGATTTTTTAAATCAACTACTCTAGAAACATAAACAGCAGAATGAGGATCATTAAGAATTGAATTAACTCTTCTATCAGTAGAATAATCGATTACAGGTTTATCTAAACGACTCATTCTTAATTCTGAAAATGCTCTATCTAAATGTAATATTGGAGATAAATTACTATCTGAAGTTCTAAAATTAATTCCAGTAGTAAGTGATTTATTTCTTGGTAAACCACTTAAATATTCATTCTCATTAACCCTAGAACATACGATTCTAGTAGAAGTTAGAGTATTGGGAACATTTAATGAAACTGCTTCAAACCCAACATCATTAAATGAAGATTCTGAACCAGATACACTTGTGCCTGTAACACTTCTAATTCTTGCACTTACAGAAGTTAATGATCCAGGTGTTCGAACATTATAATGAGGAGTTATTGTAGTATATGCAATATTTTCTGTGGCTCTGACTCTAGAACCACCAACAGAAGATTCGTTAGAGAACTGAAGTGCAGGAAATCCAGTAGGAACCCCATCAGTGCTTCTATTCACACCATTTGCAGACATATCAATTGCTATATGATAATCATCTATACCAATGGGTTCTGCAACAGTATGTGTAACATCATTAATTCTTCTTAAAGAAACTCCATTTAATTCATACTTATATACTAATTGATTAGTGTCATGATTTGTTATAACAGTAGAATCAATACCTCTAGTACTTATTCCAAGAGTATTACCATTAGCAGAACTATATGAAATAATCTCATTACCTATTTTTACAAATCCTGGATTAGTTGCAGATACAGCTTGTCCTTCAAAAGTAGTAAAATTAGTACCACTTACTACGGATATATTAGTAGTTTCTGTATTATTTAAAGATGCACTCAATGTAGTTGGTGCTACACTAGATTCAATATCACTCAATATAACTTTATTAGTATTGGAATACATTCCATGATTAAAGTGCGATACTTTAATTCTATTTCCAGAAAATTCTCCACCAGTTGCACTAGCTGATGTTACAGTAAGAGCTGTTGAAACTATAGTGCCTGAATTGTTAAAGTAACTTACTCCTATTCCTGTTGTAAATTCTTTTCCAGAACCACCAACTTCACCTGTTAGATTAGATACAAATAAAGTGTCTATATCAGTGGATACTCCAACAGTGATTTTAGCACCAGTACCTGTTCCATACGTAGCTGTTGCTCCTGTAACAGTGCTAGTTACAATACCAACAACATCACCATTTTGATATCCTGTACCACGTTCTGAAGCAGTTCCTGTAAATGTTACTACACCAATGGCTCCTGTTGTAGCATCTACAGAAGTAATATTTAATTTTAATCCAGAACCACTACCAATAATATTATAGGTGTCTACAGAACTATCAGTTATATAATTTAACCCTCCTTCAGTTACAGTACTACAATCAAATACTGAACTTCCTCTACCAACAATAGTAGCAGATCCACCTTTACCATTAACACCAGAAAGTTTTCTTCCTGTTGTTAATATTCCAACTAAAGTATTTCTATCAGGAATCGTTTCATTAAGATTACTAATAGCAATAGTAGCAGTCTTAGATAGGGTTCTTATAGGATCTAATCCTAATGTTGGAATATAACCATTACTTCTATTTAATTCTGGATTATAGAAAAAGGCTGTTCCCGTTTCTTGGGTAAAGTTTGCTTTATATAATTTAAATTTAAGATCTTGATATTGATTTGGTGTCCATATAGAACCATTCTGAGACTTAAATAAACTTCCAAGTGCAAATTGTCTTTCATATACTGCAGATACTGCATTCTCAGTAGGTGGAATAGTTGTTGTTTCTACAGTTGCTTTACCCATTTCAGCAGTCCACATTCTATATTCATCACTATTTGCAGAAATTATTACTATGGCATATTCTC